TATAATACTTTAGATGCTTACTTAGCAAATTCAGGTTGGCCTGACTTAGAGAATGGTGGTTCACTATACGGTGGAACAGAGGCTCAAATGTGTGAGATAAGTGCATTATATAGTTCATCATGTACAGGATACGCAGCAGCTTACTTAGCACAACAATGTGCTTTAGATTCTTTGTATAATTCAGCATGTTCAGGATATGCAGCAGCTTATCTAGCTGCACAATGTGCTTTAAATACTTTGTATGACGAAGAATGTTCAGGTTATGCAACTGCTTTATTAATATATGAATGTGATGTAGATGTATTTTATTCTACTCAATGTGACGGATATGCTAGTGCATTAGCACAAGAAGAAGCTCTATGGGACGCAATCTATGGATCCACTGATGATACCGATATGTATGGTTATGAAGATGAATATGGATATGATGAATATGGGAATGCTTGGGCCCAAGATGATATGTGGTATGATGAAGAATATGATGAATATTTAGATCCTAATGATCCTTGTTATCAAAATAACTGTGCAGACTTTACAGAAGCAGATTGGTATGCATTAGACATAGACCAGTTTGGTCAAGAACAAGTAGATGAGTGGTATGGACAAGATGTTCAATTTAGTGAAGATGGTTCTCTGGATTATGACCAATATGGAACAACAGAAGAAGAATTTTGGAGTGCTGTTGATGATGGTATGGATCAATATGATATAGAACAGGAACAATATGCAGAAGAAATGGCATATTTAGATCAACTAGTAGAACAAGAAGAATATGCTGAAATGTTTACAGAAGAAGCTGTAGAGTATTTTGTTGAAACTGTTGCGAACATGGAAACTGATGCTGATTGGTATGATTATGAAGTAGAAACTTTTGGTCAAGAACAAGTTGATGAATGGTGGGGTGAAGAGGTATCTTTTAGTGAAGAAGGATTTGTTGAAGAAGCTTATTGGGAAGAAGATTTGTATGCAAATGTTGATGATATTTACATTTTAGAAGAAGCTATTGGTATTGAAATCTTTACAGAAGAAGATTGGTCACCAGAAGAAGTATTAGAAGTTTATGAAGAAGTATTAGAAGATTATGAAAGAGATGCATTAGAAACCCAAGAAGAGGAAGTCTATGAAGAATTTGAAGAAACTTATGAAGAGGAAGAACTTTACATAGAAGAGGATGAAGCCTTTGAAGAACTTATTAATGAGGAAGAATTAGAAGAACTTATTAATGAAGATCGTGAAGAAGAATTTTTTGAAGAATCTCAAGAAGAAGAAAGTTTTGATGAAGAAGGCAATGATAGTAATGACACAGGCTCAAATATTCAAAGAGAAAAGAAAAGTACTTTAATGATAGCTCAACAAGAACAACAAACAATACAACAGGCTGTATCTCAAGATTCAGCTCCTAGTAGTTCACAGGCAGTTGTAGGAGCAATAGATTTTGGTGGTACACAACAAGATCAATCAACAGTAGCAGATGTCTTACAAGAACAATTAGATGATGGCTCAGGTAGCACAACTGGTGGAAGTTTTGATAGTAATTCATTTTCAACTGGTGGTGGTACTATGGCAAGTAGTAATCAACAACAACAACAAATATCACAATCTACAGGTGATACTCAAATAATGGAACAACAAGAACAATTAACAGGTCAATCACAAATACAAGTAGCAGAAGTAGTTGACGCTGGACCAGCAGTATCAGCTTTTGAAGTATCTGAACAACAACAAGAACAACAAGAAGAACAACAAACATTAACTTTTGATGATGGTTCTAGTTTTACATCAGCAGGTCAGAACTTTGAAAGTTCTTTTGATGATGCATTGGGATCAGGACAAAGTATTGGTCAATTTTTAAGTAATCAACAACCAAACTTTGCTAAATTTGATGTTGCACCACCAACTGTTAGTGAACAGAATGTTTCATCAGCTGTAGAATCATTAGCTGATAGAGTAGGTTCACAAGTAGCAGCACAGAACTTACAAACACAACTTGAAGATGTACAACAAGGTGGTGGGTTTGATGTTGATCAAACAGCAACAGTTGCATATATAGGTTATACAGCAGGTTTTTCAGATTATACTGACCAAGCACAATTATCTGATAGAGATGATTGGTATATATCTAAAACATTATATAAAGATAAAAAAATAGATGATAATAAAATGAGTTTTTATATGATGGCTGGGAAAACACAGGCGAAATTACAAAAAATGATAAATAGTCAGTACAATCAATAGGAGATAGAAAAATGGCAGAAGTAGAATATAAAGGTATAAAAATGAGTGGTTCTAAACTCATGGTAATATTACCTTTAATAGGAACTCTCATGGGTGGTCTTTGGGGTGGATTTGAACTCTACAATAGATTATTAGTAGCTGAAAAGAAATTAGCTTTAATGCAACCAGCACAAATACAAGCTGAAATGGATAAGTTAGTAGCACTTACAGATGTTATAAAAGATAATCTACAAGGAGAAATTACAGAAGCAGTTAGACTTGCTAGACAAGTAGAATCAAGTTCTGCAGAAACTCAAAGACAAATTAGAACTGATGTTTATGACATGGAACGAGAGATGCAGAAGCGTTTCCGTGAAATGGATCAAGACATTAGAGATAATAAAGATGATCTAGAAGAAAAGATATCTACGATATTAGAAAATCCACTTAATGATGTTGAATAAAATTCCCGTATGGGTTATATCTACACTTGTCTATGTGATAGGTGGTGGAATTCTTTTAGCTATGTTATTTTATACTTGATACCGCAGGTACACTTTTGATATAATATACATAATGAAGTTGAATCTAGAAAAGTGGTTGGTTGGTTGTAGATGAAAACGGTCCCGGAAATTCTGAAAGGTTGGGAAGGAATGAAAACTACTTCGCGAGGAGGCCTTACCTCATTAAAAAAGCTGAGAGATGAAAATGGGAGCGACGCCGAAAGGCGCCCATGAAGTAAATTTGACACCGCGGGTACACTTTTGATATAATGTATACATAATGATAAAAATAGAAAGAAAATCTCCAAAAACTGGTAAAATCAATTCTATGATTTTAGACACAACTAAAGAATTACTTGACGAATACTACGCTGGTAGTGATCGTCTGGTTCAAGATATTTTTCCAAACTTAAATGTTGACGAAAGAGAATTTATAATGACAGGTTATACTGTTGAAGATTGGAGCGCAATTCATGCAAGTTGAAGCAGAACAAGAAATAGACGGCAATTGGGTCGGAAAAGAAAAATCAAGATATGATTTTACTCTTAAACTTTTAGAGACAAAAACAACAACACGAGGTTATTGGGTTTATCGAATGACAGATAGACATGGTAATCACTTTATTGCGTTTGATGGTAGAGAACAATGGGACCTTCCAGAAACGATATCAGGTACACACCCACAACATGAAGGCGATTATACAGGTGATCATAGATTACAGGAAGGAGATTGTTTTACTTGTAAAGCAACAGTCAATAGACATGATATAGTAGATTATAAATATGGTGGAGCAGACAGTAAACATAAACAAACTGTATTGAATAGAATTAAATTAGGAAAATTCGTCGGTAGAACTGATGGATATAGTTCTTATAATGAGGAAACAGAAGATTAAAATTTTTAAAGAGGCCGAAGTAGAATTTAAAGATCCTGTAAGAAGGATATTTTATCTAGATAGAGCTGCTAATAGGGCCAAAAATCCAGAATTTAAAAAGTTATGGCTTGATAAAAAAGCTGAACTTTTACGGAATTTATAACATTAAACTGTTATAAATATAAATGTAAACGCCGAAAGGGTTTACATTTTTTAACCTTGCTTACTAATAGGAGGAAAATAACTATGAACAAGTTAAGCATATGGGACGATTTTAGTCCCTTCACAATAGGATTCGGTTCAGTTTTTAATGAACTAGATAGAGTCCGATCATTACCACAATCTAATTATCCACCCTACAATATCCGTAAAGGAGCTGAGGAAGATTCTTATATTATTGAATTAGCATTAGCTGGATTTTCAGAAGAAGATGTGACTGTTTCAGTCAAAGAATCTAATCTGACTGTATCTGGTGAGCTGAGTGATAAGGATAATGGGTTTGTACATCAAGGTATTTCACAACGAAAATTTTCAAGGAATTTTGTTCTTGCAGATGATGTTGTGGTTAAAGGTGCCGATCTTTCAAATGGAATACTTTCCATTTATGCTGAAAGAGTAGTTCCGGAAGAAAAGAAAGCCAGAACTATTGAGATTGGTAAACTCGCAAAGTCAAGTAAGAAGCAATTCTTATCTGAATAATTATGAGCATAGCTGGGGTGTGCCTTGGCGGGAGCGTCGATAATTTTGACTGTGGTTTATAATCCACCGGAGAAAAAACTTGACATCTCAGCGAATGCTGTTATAATAGATATATGTTTAGGAAATTAATAGAATTTTATAATAAAAAAAGAAAAGATATTCCTGAACCTGATTATGTGAATTATGAAGATCCATATATGAAAGAAATAAATAATGTTAAATTGAAAGAGGAAACTGATAATGAATTATTGGAAAAAGTTAGTTGAGTTTTTAATCGGACCCGCAGATGGTGATGGTATAAGAGCTCGTGATACTAAAGGTCACTATAAAGCAGACGATAAATCTACAGCTACTGTTAATGAAGCCTATAAAGATGGTAAGAAACCTAAATCAAAAGCTAAGCCAAAAGCTAAAGCTAAGAAAGGTCGAGGTCGTCCTAAAGGTTCTAAAAACAAGAAGAAGTAGTGGCTTTATTATATCGTAGAAATAACGAGTCAAGATCAAAGAAATGTACTTCACAAGGCTCAGGTGGCCGAAGTCGTAGTACTAAAATTGCAATGTCTACAATGAATAAACGAAAAAAAGCTAATCACAAAAATTATCGTGGCCAAGGAAGATGAAATACTAAATACTCATTATCCACTATTTGATGATGGACTTTATTCAGAAGTTGTACATGAAAGTGGTGAAAGAGCTATCAAGATTCTTAAAGGAAATTATAAGGATATAATTTATCAATATGGTAAAATAGAATTTGTTCCTAGAGCAGAATCAGAAACACCAACTATAAATTTTGATAGAGCTGTTAGATCGTGTCCAGAAGAAATGACGGATACAATATCTACAGATAAAGAATTTAATCAACTTATGGGTGATATACTCATAGAATTATTGGCCAATGAAGGCTTAAAGGAATTGGAACATGGAATACAGCAAAGAGTTCAGACAAAGACTGACAAAAGAAATAACAAGTGATGAAGGTTGTGTACTTAAAGTATACGAAGATCATCTAGGTTATAAAACAGTTGGGATTGGACATTTAGTTAGAGCAAATGATCCTGAATGGGATATGAGTGTAGGAGAACCTATTACTCAAACTAGGTGTGATGAATTATTTTTTTATGATATTAACATTACACTTAAAGAGTGTGAGGAGAACTTTCACAACAATTGGAGAGATTGGCCCGAGGAAGTTAAACTAATAATCGCGAACATGGCTTTTAATTTAGGATTACCTAGATTAAAGAAATTTAAAAGAATGTTTGCAGCACTTAATAAACAAGATTATAAAGGAGCAGCCAAGGAAGGTTTAGACTCTAAATGGGCAAAACAAGTATATAATCGTGCAAGGCGATTAATGGATCGGATGCATGCCATTGATGTAACTGATAAATTTGATAACGATGGAAAATTAAAATAGGAAAAATTATATTATGAATGGTGAAATGGCAAAGACCTTGAGAGAGGCATTAATTATTAAATATGAAGGTGAAATAGCTGAAGCTAATGCGAACATACAAGTTTATTTAGCGAATCCTGTTGGTATCGGAGAACATCCTGATATCATATCAGCAATGGATACACAAATAGAAAAAATGGCCCACGCAGAAGAAAAACTGATGGCCGTAAGAAATCATTTTATACCCGAAAGAGTTATTTAGTGCATTTTTACACTAATGTACAGAAGTATAAAGACTTCATATTAGCTCGTGGAATAAAGAATGGTGAGAAGTATGTTAAACGCATAAAGTATGAACCTACTCTCTATATCCCAACAAATAAACACACAGCACATAAATCTGTAAGAGGTGAATTTCTTCAAGCTAAGAAGTTCGGCTCTATTAATCATGCTAGAAATTGGCGAAAGAGATATAAAGATACTAATGTTGATATTCATGGATTAGATTCATGGGAATATACTTACATTAATGAAAGTTTTCCGAGTGATATTGAATTTGATATTAAACAATTAAATATTCTTAATATTGATATAGAATGTGAATGTGAAAACGGATTTCCAGAACCTGTTGACGCAGAAGAAAAAGTCAATGCAATCACAATGAAGTTGTTTGGACATGATACAGTTCATGTCATTGGAACAGATAATTTTGATTTCAAAACAGATGATCCTAATGTAAAATATTATAAATGTCATCATGAAAAAGAATTGTTAAAAACATTCATGGAAGTTTGGAAAGAACTTGATCCTAATATAATTACAGGTTGGAATGTTGAAACTTTTGATATAGCATATCTTGTTAATCGTATTTGGAAATTATTTAATTGGGATACAGTTACAAATTTATCTCCACACAATCTAGTTACTTCTAGAGAGTGGTTTTATATGGGTCAAAAGAAAATGATTTCTTATAATATATCTGGAGTATCTATATTAGATTATCTACAGATGTATAAGAAGTTTACATACATCACTAGAGAAACATATAGATTAGATCACATTGCAGAAGTAGAACTTGGTAAAAATAAAATAGATTATTCAGAGTTTGGAGCTATGCATCTATTCTATAGAAATGATTATCAGAAGTTTTTAGAATATAATATCAGAGATACAGAATTAGTTGAACAGTTAGATGATAAGCTAAAACTAATGGATTTAGTTATCACTATGGCATATAGTGCTAAGTGTAATTATGAAGATGTATTTGGTTCAGTAAGATTTTGGGATTTATTAATCTATAATTTCTTAAAAAAGAAAGGCATGGTTCCACCACCAAAGAAAGGATCACAAGATTCAAGAATTGTTGGAGCTTATGTAAAAGAACCTCAAGTAGGACAACATAAATGGGTAATGTCATTTGATTTAAACAGTCTATATCCACATTTAATTATGCAATATAATATGAGTCCTGATACTTATATTCCTAATAAATTTAATCAAGATATATCTGTTAAAAAATTATTAGAAGGTGAGGTTGATATAACTTCATTAACTACTTCAACAGTTACGCCAAATGGTGCTATGTTCACTACAAAAAGACAAGGATTTTTACCTGAACTGTTAGAAGAAATGTATGATGAAAGAGTGTTGACTAAAAATAAAATGCTACAACATCAAAAAGAATTAGAAGATACAGCTAAAGATAATATAACAACACGAAAGAAATTAGAGTATGCTATAACTGCTGA